AGCAGCTACGATGCTCCCTTGATTTGGCGAGACAGAACAACATCCTGCAGGACTATAACAAAATCCTCGGCCAAGAGTTGCAGGACACCAAGCAAGAGCGCGATGAGTTAAAAGCCTACGCCGACAAGCTGGCTGATGGTTTGCCAGAAGGAATGCTACCGAAGGACGTTGAAAACCTGCGGAACGCCAACGCTGGGCTTGCGGAGGATTTGCGAAAAGCAAAGCTCGAACGTGGCGAGGCTTTGGCAGCACTCAGACAGACGTGCGCGACCAACACCGAAATCAGGCGGGAGCTTGATGAGGCGGAACGAGAGATCGCCAAGCTCAAGGCCAGTTCCAACGAGAACTACTGGGAGCTATCGCGCCAGCGGGGCAATATGCTCCATGCGCTGCATGAGATCAGCGCGGCGGTGAAGCGGGGGATGAAGCAGGGGGGCGCAACAAAAACCAAGTGACCTCAGCCATCTGAACACGTCACTCGTCACAAGTCACACGTCAGGCGCCTTATGATTTTCACCCAGCACCAAATTCATAAGGCGCCGTCCATCCTCGGCCGCGACCCCGCCGGCAACGTCCTCGTCCGCTTCGACGACGGCGTCCGCCGCATGACCCCGGATCAGCTCGTCGAATTCCACAAACTTTTCGAAGAGCGCATCCGTCTCGAGATCGAAGATCCTTACCGCTACGGCGCCGTCCTGCCCGTTTGGTCCACGGCCGACCGCCAATTCGCCGAACTCCGCGAGCAATTCCCCAAAGGCGTCACCGAGCTCCTCATCCTCGGCGGCAACCGCGCCAGCAAATCCCGCTACCTCGCCCGCCGCGCCGTGCAGATCCTGGTCAATACCCCCGGCGCCAAAGTCTGGTGCCTGCAATCCACCGAAGCCTCCAGCATCCAGAACCAGCAACCCTACATTTGGGAATACCTGCCCGCCGAATGGAAACCCGCCGCCTCCGGCAAACTCCGCAAAGGCGTCGTCACGAACATCACCTACTCGCAGAAAGGCGGATTCACCGAAAACTCCTTCGTCCTCCCGAACGGCAGCCAGTGCTGGTTCAAATTTTACTCCATGGACGTCAAAGCCGTAGAAGGCGCCGAATTAACCTACTGCTGGGCCGACGAACTCGTCAGTCCCGAGTGGATCGAAGCCCTCCGCTTCCGCCTCATCACCCGCAACGGCGAACTCGCCGTCGGCTTCACGCCCGTCCTCGGCTACACCGACACCGTCGCCGAATACCTCGCCGGCGCCATCACCCTCGAAGATACCGAAGCCGAGCTCGTCCTCGACATCAAAGGCCGCCCCATCCGCGTCCCCCGCGTCCAGCAATGCGCCAAGCCCACCGCCCGCGTCGTCTACTTCCACACTGCCGACAACCCCTTCGGCAACTACGACGCGATGAAGACCGAACTCATCAAGTCCCCCAAAGACCGCATCCTCATGCGAGCCTACGGCGTCCCCACGAAAAAGGCCGCCAACATGTTCGTCAACTTCAACACCAACATCCACGTCATCCCCCCCGACCGCGTGCCGAAACGCGGCGTCAACTACCAAGTCGTCGACCCGTGCTCCGGCCGCAACTGGTTCATGATCTGGGCCCGCTTCGACGCCGCCGGCCGCTGCTTCGTTTATGACGAATGGCCCAGCCAAGTCCGCGAAGTCCCCGGCGTCGGCCTCCCCGGACCCTGGGCCGTCCCCGGCGGCAACAACCCCGACGGCATCGCCGGCGACGCCCAGCGCAGCTTCGGCTTCGGGTTAAGCCACTACAAACTCGAGATCGAAAACATCGAAACCCGCCACGCCCGCGACGCCGAAGACTTCGTCATCTTCGAGCGCATCATGGACAGCCGGTATGGCAACGCCGCCACCGTCGCCAGGGAAGGCGCGACCACGCTCATCGAAGAATGCAGCGAGATCGGCCTCCACTTCACCGCCGCCCCCGGCGACGGCATCGCCGAAGGCGTCACCATGATTATCAACTGGCTGTCATACGACGACAGCCAACCCATCGGCGCCCTCAACCAACCGACCCTGTATGTCACCAGCAACTGCAAAAACCTCATCTTCGCCTTGAGCCAATACACCGGCACCGGCCCCAAAACCTCCGGAACAAAAGATGCCATCGACGTCCTGAGATACTTAGTCCTCAGCGGCGCCAGCTACCACGACAACACAGACCTTAGCTTCGAGCCCCTGGGCTCCTACTAATTTCCCCAAACCAAACAATGAAGAAACAAATCCTCAAACGCCGCGACGTCATGGATCTGCTCGGGCTCGATCCAGACGACGTCAACACCTACCGCAAATACCTCAAAACCGGACTGCTCAAACCCGTCCGGCTCAAAGGCATCAAATACCGCCGCTTTCGACGCATCGACGTCCTGCAAGCGTTCGGCCTCCCCGAACCCACGCCATGACCTCTGGCTCTCGTCACTCGTCACAAGTCACTCGTCACTTCTTCTAAATCTATGATCGGAAAATCAGCCATGAAATGCAACGCGCCCAAGCGCACGCCCGGCCACGCGACCAAGTCGCACGTGGTCAAAGCCTGCTCCGGTGGCGTCGAGAAAATCATCCGCTTCGGCCAACAAGGCGTGAAGGGATCACCGGCCGGGACCGCCCGGAACAAATCATTCAAAGCCCGCCACGCCAAGAACATCGCCAAGGGCAAGATGTCCGCCGCGTATTGGGCCGACAAAGTCAAATGGTAGAAAGGAGAAAACACATGAAACAAGGACTGTATGCCAACATCAACCGCCGCAAGGCCGCCGGCACCAGCCGGCCGAAATCGAAGAGCACGATCGCCCCGAAGGTCTACTCTCAGATGAAAAACAAACGCGCAGGCTTCAAAGCAAAATGAGCTGGTTCACCCGCAAAATCCGCATCGACGTCCCTACGTTGACCGATAAAGAGAAACGCGGCGCCTTGGCCGTCCCGGAGAGCACGCCTCTCTGGGCGGCCATCATGGCCGTGATCGACGAGCATATCGGTGATGCCCAGGCAATCGTCCGCGCCCCACAAACCGCGCAGCAACCGAGCCTTCTCGCCCACACCGCCGGCGGCATGGACGCCATCCTTTCCCTCAAGGAAGACCTCGCCGCCCGCCGCGCCGACGCCATAGCCAGCCCGCAGGGGCTTTAATTGCGGTGCTTTGCAGTGGATTGCGGTGCTTTGCTGCCGCAACGACTGGCAATTCATCAGCCGCCCCCGCATTGCTCCCCCCGCATGGAAAGGCAACGCGTCAAAAACAAGTCAAAGCATGGCGTCGCCAATGCTCTCCGGATCTATTCCACGGACGGCCCCGCTCCTTCATCTATGCACCGGGAAATCGCGCAGGTAAGCGGTCACATTCAACCCACTGCGCCTTCCCCAAACTAACCGCATGCCCAAGAAGAAAGCCGACAAAAAGCCGTCGATCCTCGTCGTCTGCTCCGATCTGCACTGCGGCAGCACCGTCGGCCTCATGCCGCCCGACAGCGAGAACCTCGCCGGCAACACCATCAATTTCGGCAAGAACCACCATCAGCGTTGGTTGTGGGAATGTTGGCAAAATGCCCTCAGCCAAGTCGCCACCATCGCCGGCCCCGACCCCTACGCCGTCCTGGTCAACGGCGACGCCACGGAGGGTATCCATCACCGGAGCCCGGAAGTCGTGGCTTCGTTGATCGAGAACCACTGCGCCATGGCCGCCGAAGCCCTCCGGCCGCTCACCGCCAAAGCCGCCGCCACCTTCGTCGTCAAAGGCACCGAATGTCATACCCACGACGTCGAGAGCTACCTCGCCAGGCTCATCGGCGCCCGCGACGAAGTCGCCCGCGAGAAGTGGCTCATCAACATCCACGGCTGCGCCATCGACGCCACCCACCACATCGGCGCCACCAGCCGCGCCTACCTCGAAGCCAGCGCCCTTTCGATCACCCTCGGCAACGCCCGCCTCAACTCCGTCCGCGCCGGCCACCCCGTCGCCCAGGTCTACCTCCGCGGACACCGCCATTGCGGCGGCGTCTACAGCGACGGCAGCGGCATGATCGGCGTCACCGGCGGATGGCAATTCTTGACCCGCCACGGACACAAAGTCGTCCCCGACAGCATCCCGCGTCCCAGCCTCTTGATCCTGGACTGGCGCGGCAAACCCCAAGGCGCCCTCCCAAGCCCGCATCACATCTTCTACAACCCCCCGGCGCCCAAAGTGACCCATCTATGAGCAAGAAATCGAAGATCACCGCCGAGCAAATCGAATCCTCGCTCGCCAACTTTTGCCAGCAACTGACCCAGCCCAGGGTCGATCTCGACGTCGTCCCCCCCGGTTGGTTCACCGTCGCCGATCTGGCCGCGGAAGTAGGCAAAGCCCCCGTCACCATCAGCCAACGCATCCGCAAAATGGTCAAGACCGGCCAAGCCGAACGCCAAGACTTCACCATCCAGCTCGAGCAAGTCGCCCGCAAAGTCCCCCACTACCGCCTCACCCCCCGGTAGGGACGGCTGGCCCAGCCGTCCGCCCGCCGCCATGCAGCACCGCTTCCGCATCGCCAGCCGGTCATGGCCCTGGAAATACGTCCGTTTGAAAGGCAAAGCCGACGGCTACGCCTTCACCCCTGAGCCCGGCGACAACAGCTCCGGCCACCGCATCCTGATCGACCGCCGCCTAGTCGGCCGCAAACGCCTCAGAGTCGAACTCCACGAATTCCTCCACGCCGCCTTCCCCGACATGGCAGAGGAAGTCATCGACCAAAGAAGCCGCGAACTCACCACGATCCTGACCACGTTAGGCTACCGGCTATGACATTCACCCCGCTCCTCATCTGCACCATCTGCTACGTATTGACGGCAATCGGCTTCTTCCGCGAAGGCCAAGTCGGCATGGGCATCGCCTTCACCGGCTACACCCTCGGCAACCTCGGCTTCCTCTACATCTCCCTCTACGGCTCCCGGTAGGG